TGTCTTTATTCCATATTCTTTACGTAACGTATTGTCGTCCAGTCCACCTGGAGCCTTTCCTAAACTTTGCTGACTTCTACCAAGTTCTAATTGATTCTCAGTTTGTTGCTGTTTAATGTCGAGTTCTCTCTCAGTTTGAGCAACTTCCATAGATTCTTTTTCCATAGAGAATTGATTCTTTGGAATTTCACTAAGAATCTTCTGAGTTTCTGCTTTAATCTTTTCAATGTTCGCAGTAAGTTCTTCTATCTCACTTTGGAGTTTCTGAACAGTTAGTTGTTCTGCAGGATTTTCTTCTCCACTAGATAGGATTGTATCTACATCTTCAATCTCCAGCGCAAGTAAATAACGCCTCATTATTTCTTGATCGTTCAAACCTTGATTACTCAACTCAAGCATTGCCTTCGCCTTGAGTAGACGTTGCATCATGGTAGTGCTATTCGGATTTGATACTGGAATTACATCAAAGTCAGCACTAGAAAAATCAGCTTGTACTAAAGCATTTTGATCATCCAACACAGTGCTATATGTCATCTGATCTAGATATAGCGCGTTTAAACGGCGTATCTTTAGAAACTCTTTATAATGAGCACGATACAACCGTTTATGGATTGCAGAATAAACTTGCAGCCCTTGCTCAATTAAGGCAAGAACAGATTCAGCTGGAACATTAGCACCAGGTGAATTACCTGCAAGGATTTCTGTCATACTTGCAAGTTCTTTACTGCTATCGATTAGAAGGCCAAGTAATTGGAATAAGACATTACTTGGCTCACGTACTGGCATGGGAAAGACATTCTTGCGGAGATCATCACCAGTTACATCTACAGGTTTCCATTCTCCGGACTTAATTTGAAGTGATTGACCTCGACCGAGTTTAAGGCCTCTACCAAGAAATCCACTCTGCCGATTTGATAATGTGCCAGCATCGAGGAGTTGATTAATGATGGTATTGATTGCGGAATTACTACTCATCAAAAGTGAGCCAAATCCCATTCCATAGAATCCGCCATCTATGGAAGGCATAAAAATAAATCTAGTAAAATATTGTTCAGGAAGAATTTTTATAATTTTGCCAGTTTTATCTTTGCGAATAATTCCATCAGTAGCAAATCTTGGTGCGATGCGAACTAACTTCTGGGATTCAAGATGTACAGTGACGATGTATGGTTCTTGATAGCCATCATTATCTAGGTCGTACCAACGATGTTGCTCAAGAAACAAATGTGGCGTTTCATCATCAGTATCACTTGTCTTATCTGAGGTAGCCTGGCCAAGAGATGCAATATCAAAATTGGAAAATACTCCAGATGTTATGCGCTCAACTATTTCGTTATGATACAGATAGATGCGATGTGTAACTCGTGGAGCTCTTTCAAGTGATTCTGCAAAATAATTTACAACAAGATCATCAGCGAAGACAAGTTGAGATATGTTTTTACGTTCAATAGAGTCGAAGTAACTTTTTTTGAAGGCACATCCGATTGCTGGCAACGTAAAGAGGAGTTGATCTACACCTTCTTCCCAATCATCCATGTGGGATGAAAGTTGAAAAGACATAAAATCACAAATGCGTTTTGCCCGCGCAGCTTTAGCACCATCAAGATCATTGCCAATAACTTTAGATTTGACAATATCATTTCCTTTAATAAGTTCAGGATAAGCTCTACTTGCAAATTGAATACAGGCATTAATTATTATTGGATATTTAACATTTGCTACAACCTCACCAGCATAAACTTTTTTCTTTACTAACAACTTAGCAAGATCGATAATTTGCTTATTAAGCTCTTCCCATTCTTTGCGACTTGCAAGATCAGTTTTATATCCTTCCAAGACTTTAGTTGTCAAATCAGAAATAACTGTCGCTGTTTGTTTCTCAGCTAAGTTGGTAACAAGCACCATGGCTTCTGCGCGCAAAACTTCCTTCTCAACAACATTGGTAGTATCTTGATCTTGACTAATCGGCGCAATGATGTCTTCTACATTATCTTCAGTTGCCCAAAGATCAGGCTGGCCAGAAATGGTGGTAAATTCATCAGATGGAATGGTATTATTTGTAGTGGCTGAACGTGTAGGCAGCTGCGCTGCTTGGCCTGCAATAATAGCATTAGCCATCGGCGTAGTTGGATTCGCCGGAGTAATTAGTTCATCTACAGGAAATTCAAAATTAGTTGCCATTGTTAATATCCTGTAATTGAATTACTTTCAGCTTGATTGTAATAATCACTTGCTTCCCACGCCATTGCTTCCCAATATGGCTTAGCAATTGCACGATCTAACCCAGACATAACTAAATACCGAGTATTGTCCATCAAGTGGTCTTTGTCTTTAACAATTTTACCATTCTCATCTCGGCGATAAAGTCTAAATTCTGAGAACCAATTAACTAGTGATGCAAATACTTTTAAGCGATTTGTACTAAGCATTTGCCAAACGGTATATATGCCAGCCTCAACAGATTTGTTTGCATTCGAGATGTCTAGCCCCAAACCTTGGTAGATTTCAAACAGTTGCTTTCCATCTTCTTGGGAACGTCCATGAGCGGCAGAGTCAATAACTCCTGGAATCCAAACTCCCCTGGCCTTAATTCCTTCAGCGTGAATAATTGGCTCAGCCTGACCTTGATAATATTCAGAATACAAGTAAGTTATTTGGCTGGTTGGATCAGTGGCTGCCCACAAGCAAGCTGTTCTCTTCCAACCTACGTCAAGTGCATAGCAGCGGAGCCAATGATCAGGGATTGGAAAATCAGCTACGGCAATATTACTTTCTAGAATTGGATAAATTGCACCAGAACCAAGTTGAGGTACGCCTTTACTTCTTGCTTCACGTTGATGTGGAGGTAAAGCTGCAAATAATTTATCTTTCTGTTCAGTGGTAAGATGTGGAGCATCATCCCAAGTAGCTTGGATTAAAAACTTGCTACCAACTTGATTTCCTTCAAACTTGCCATTAGGCATAAACTGAAGAACAGTATCAGTTAGTCCTTCGAGTGGTGTGAAGGTTAATAATATCAGGCCATTTGTAGTCATTGTCCGAGTTAAACATTCAGTGTAGATGTTCATCGGACATTCTTCATCTAACCAAATTAAATCTTGCTCAGTACCTTCGAATGATTTACGGCCTTCAGCATAGGATTTAATTTTACACCGTGAAATTCCACCAGAGATGTGTTTGACTAAAATGGTGTCTACTGCATTTGGTACGCCACCAGCTTTTGGAGTTGTCTTTATAATATACTTTTCTGGAATCAATCCAGTTCCATATTCTTCAGGATTGCCAATAAGTTTATATTGAACGATGTCACGAGCAGTTGTACCAGTAGTTCCTGCAGCCCAACAAATTATTGGTTTGGTGAAGCGTTTGCCTTTCCACCAATCTGGATATCGGCCTGTAAGATGAAGAGTTGTTTCGTAGGCTCCAATTCCTTCGCTCTTACCGATTCGATTTGCTGCCATGATGCAGCGTTCACTAAAAGTATTGCCTGCTTCAAAGAAGGCCATGTGCTTAGGATAGTTATGCCTACTTAATGGGCCTTCTTCAGGATAGTATTGGGCGATCTTATTTTGACGAATACGAATATTTTTCGCATGTAACAGTTTTAAGTATTGCTCTTTTTGATCACGGCTAAGATTGGATAAGTCCATAAATTAGCCTTTATGAATATTGTTGAATGGATCAAAGGAGAGGTTGTTTAAAAGTTCGAGGTCTTCAAAATGTAGAGCTGCATCATCATTATTAAGGTCAGTTGATTCAATAACAACTTTATAATTAGGAGTTAAATTTTCTGGGCAATTTTCTGTGCAATTTTCTTCTGCTTCAAAAGAGAAAAAATAATTTTCATCTTCATCAGAATCTAAAGAATCTTCCAAAGATAAATCATCATCATTACCAACTATGGAAGGTAATATTGAATCGGTAGGAGCGAACAAGTTAGGAGAACGATCAATTGGTGCAGGAGACAAATTTTGACTTTCACAAACTTGATGACTTTCTACCTTTGGAAGATTTGTTCCATTTGTGCGTTTAACTGATGCTTCGATTGCAGAAATTTCAGCATCCAATTCTTCATCTGTTTTAGTCTGGAATGTCATGTCAACATTCAGACGATCTGGAGCTTTGTAGCCAGTGCGATCAAGTACATCTTTTGCCGCGCTGAACTGAACTGAATGAGGTGCTTTTTCTTTTGGATCAAGCAAGCGAGAAATTGTGTTTAATGCATCCTTGTTAAGGCTAACAAGTTTTTTACGTACATCTAAAGTGGCTTCTTGCGAACGATCTTGCAGCCCATTCATGTAGGCTTGGCCAAGAGGTGAGCGAATAATTGTAGATATGGTTGATTGTGCCATGCCAAGGCGTTCAGCGATCTCGTTATTCTTATAACCGTTGAAGGCCATTTGAATAATGTTACGATGCTGAGATTTGAGTTCTTTAAGAGTTGGCATGACCGAAATTGTGTAAGATTAAATATGGAAATTGGTAAACTTTTACGTTTCATTTATTGTGACATAAATTCGCTGGTATAGCAAGGAAAATATTGATGGTGTGAAATTATGGCAATTGCCGGCATTTATAAGCGAGTGGTTATATAATAAGCATGGTCGCTGTTCATAAGTGAACCAACAGTTTTATAATAACCAAATTCGTAAGAGATAAAACTAATATTATTCCCAATAGTTTATGCTTCTCAGTTATGTGTGTTACGTTTAATCTGATGGTGTGAATTGATTTGCCGGCATTTCAAAATTGCTGAATTATAAAACTGTATATAGAAACCCTAATTCAGTACAGAGAAATCGAGGCATCAACTTACAGGAGGATGCACAGGCATAAAAGATTGTTCCCACTAGCAGGTTTAGCAAGATTAATAGGTAATGTAGCATTAGCAGATTTAATTGCATATTAGATTGCGCGTGTTATAATGGTGAGATTGACTTTTCGGATGTTGATGTGGGGCGTTACTATGCTAAGCTAACCTATGATGATGGGGTTGACATCCAAGACTGGCGAACATCACCTTTAGATGTTGAAGAAATACATCCCGGCACGTTATTGTATGAAGTTTCAAATGATATTAACGAAAAAGGCGCAATATTCGAGGGTATAACAATAAATATCCGTGTACAAGGGCAGCTATTTGCACCTATACCTAAATCCGATACGCAAAGTTACGAGGATCAATTTGATGATTTAGAGCAACTCTCTTCTATTCCATCTGAAAACTGGACTAACTTTATTGGTAACTCGCATGGCAACGTATCAAATTATTTTCAGATACCGTGGTGGGTAATACAAAAATTTAATTTGTTATATTCGCTAAATAATGTTTTAATTGATGGACAGCCGTTTGCAAAGATACCAGGTGCAGAATTTAAGCCGTTTAGGGTTGATAACCAATTCAATCAAGATGGGTATTGGGGTATTGATATACAGCCTAATGCAAGCTATCCAAATGCTAACTTTGAAACAGGGGTTGACCCAGATGGGGATTACGTTGTGATATATAAGAAAAAAACATATTTAAACGTTGCTGCCGACTTTTCAATAGCTGGCGTATTTACTGACGATACCAATCTGATAAAAATTATCTTGTTTAATAACGGTGGTGATGCTTTTACGCTGAAGTTGGGTACAACATTGGGCGGTGCAGAGATAAGGACGTTTGAGATACCCGCTGATCAGGTGAAAAACGTGTTGATGGTAGAATATCCATTTACTGGCAACACAACGCTATATTTAACAGGTTTGACTGGAACGGACTGTAAACTGATTGTTGTTTATGACGATTTTTTAGCAACTAATACGCCGCCACCTACGCCTGTTACTAAATGGCAGAAAGATACATTATATTGGTATGTAGAAAATACCCCAGGCACGTTTGCTAATGAATTTGTCGCAGCTACAGGATTAGGGGTTGTTGGAAGTGATCATGAGGGTTGTAAGATAGCCGATGACTATGCAAGGCGCGGTATAATTGGGTGGGACAGAACAGATGCGGCCAGTCGTGGAACTGATATTGGCGATCCTGATAACTTAATCACCTTAACAGAGGCGCAAGTTCCGCCAATAACATTAACCATTGGCAAAGACCGTAAGGGCGGTAATTCAGGAACAGATATATTATCGGCACTTACACCTGGCCCATTTGGTTCTAATAACTACAATGTTGGTGGTGACGGCGACCCAATAGACATTCAGAATTATGCCAAAGTAACTGTACCTTTTTATTATATCGGATAATGAAAAAGCAAATAGCAGTTGACGAACTCACAAGCGGTATAGCAGGGCAAAAGATTGAAACCCATGATGTAATTACATCGCCTAATCAACCTGTTCTAAGCGCGCTGGACGGTTCTGATTTAATTACTGTTAATAATCTTAACGAAGCTATACCAGATCCAGGCGGCAGTACACAGGGTATGATACCTGCTGGAACTGCTATACCGTTTAACGTTGCCTTTACCTATGGCTCGCGACCTGTTGTTACTCAAATGATTAAAGGCGTCGGGAATACATTACAATCAGAGGGCGCTAATCAATTATGGAAAGCTAATTTTAGCGACGCGGGGTTGACAGTACTTGCTTCAGTAGATATTTACCCAAATAATGACGGTAGTGGCGGGGCTAATGAAGATACGTATTACGTTATAAGAGGGTAAACCCTTTCGGATTTAATATCCCCAATTCTTGTGCGTTCTGGCTTAATACCCAAACTCTTTTAGCAAACTTCACCGCCGTTATTAAAACCATGTGCTAATTGGTGCATTATCAGATTTATTCTGTAAATCATATGCTTCTTTGGTTGATGGTTTAAATTTACTTTTACCCCAACCATTAGTTGTACTACCAGAATCATCTAAAGTAACAAAGTATACAGTATAAGAATTATCCCTGTCTTTATTAATAAGGTATATTTTACCTTTAGTAAACTGTCCATCAACATAATCAAGACATTCAACATATTCTGGAATACTATTCTTATCAATAAAATCTATTTCTTTTTGAACAGAATCAAGTTTTTTAATTAATTCTAAATCTAAAGATTTTTCTCTCATACTATGTAATTCATGTGTGTCAACCCTAATCTGATATAATTCAAAGAATAACATACTATACAGCCTATCTATAAACATCTCCTTAGTATCCTCAAGTAATGCTATAACAAGCTTTATTTTAAGATTTAACTCTGGATGGTCTTTCTTTAGCTTATAACTAGTGTATAAAAATATTCCAATCCAAGTATTAGTTTTTCCGATACCACTATTGGCGGTCATTAATATAGGATAACCTTTTGGAATTGATGGTATTATCTTACCAAGTTTAGGGAATGTATAGTAAAGAGGAATACCATTTAAAAATCCATTATCCTTATTCTCCTTCTCTTTTAAATAATCTTCTTTCCTCTTTTGTGCTATACTCATAACATCTTAT